GGCCCTTCCCTGCCTCGCCTCGCCTGCCGCGCCAGGGCGTTCCACGTCACGCCTCAGCTCGCCACGCCATGCCCCGGCTGCGCCGCCGAGCCTTGCCGCGAAGGAGCCGACGTGCTCAGCACGTCGATGGCGTCATCAATGGCGCGCCACACCTCGGTGAGCGCCACCAGGTCCGCATAGCGCTTGCGGTATGCAGCAAGCTCTCGCAGCACCTGGTCAATCAGTTCGTCGCGCTTGCGCGGGTCGGCCATGATCTGCTCGACCTGTTCGTAGCCACCACCCGCGCCACGTTCCGATGGCCTGGACTGGTAAGCGCGCGTCGTCCTGATTTCCAGCTGGCGCGTTTCGGCGTTCTGCCGCACCAACGTGAACTTGACCCTGCGGATCAGTGCTCCGGCCTGGGCAAGCCGGTAGCCGTCTGCCGCAGCATCGTCGTCCCACTCAAATTCATCATGCAGCACCGACGTCGGGTCGCGTGCGGCCTCAACGACATGCGCCGGATTCAGCAGGTTGTTGTTGGCAGCCGCGATGGCGGCCAACTCGGCCCGAATTTGCTCCGAGCGCAGATCAAGGGTTGCAGGTTTGCGTTTCATTTCGTCTCCACAACAGTAAAGGTGCCCCAGCCTTGTCCGACGCTGTTCTTGCTGTACGGGCGGCCTTCGCCAACGCCAACCTGGCGCCCAGCGCGATCCAACAGGTTGATGACTGACTCGGGAGTGATCATGTCGGCGTCAAATTCGACCGATACATCGGCCTCCCAATTGCGCCACATGGGTCGGATTCGAATGTCAGCGCCACCGTTGTCATTGCGTACAAGCGACTCGGTGCGCTCAGGCTTATCAGCAATCAACTTGACCAGCGGCGTGCCGTCGTCCTTGTCAAAACCGTCAGGCAGCACGAACACGGCCATCTTGGCGCGCGTCATCACCATGCCAACCGTGCGGCATGCGTCGATCATTGCTGCGCGAAACGCGGGGCAGGGAATTCCGTTCCAGCCATTGACGCTGATGTGCTGCGACTGGTTGAAGTCGTCGTCGTAGTCGCGCGGCGGCCGCTCAGTCTTGCCCTTCTTGGCCGCTTTCGGAGTTGCCATGTCGGCCATCATCTTGTCGCGCGCCTTCTTGCTGAACTTGTTTTGCACAAAGGGCGCAGTGCCCTTGATGCGGATGGTGGTGCGAACAATGTTCGCGGCCTTGATGACGGCGATGCCGTCGTCCTTCTTTGCAAATGCCATTTCAATGCTCCTTGGGTTGTCCGCTTGTTGGACCGGCCAGCGGATCGTTGCCGGTTTGAGTGACTTTGCGTCACTCCTTGAATTCGATGGACACGCCGGTCTTGGCCGACTTCGTTTCGACAGCGCCGGCAATCTTCTTCCACAGGTCGGGGCGCTCATTGCGAATGGCCTTGAGCTTGGCTTCGTCGGCCTTCACCTCGACCTTGATGGGGCGCGCGTCCTCGGGCCAGCTGGACGTCAGCACCTCCAGCTGGTCGACGTCGGCCTTGTAGATGATCTTGCCGGTGAGCTTGATCTTGTGACCCATACCGGTGGTCACCGTCTCGCTGCCCTCCTGCTTGGCCGGGTGCGCGGCAAGGATCTTTTCTTCGATTGCGATGCGGTCGTCGCGTGCGCGCTCCTCGGCGCGCTTGGCCGCGTGCCATTGCGTGGCCAGGATGTCCAGGTTGTCCATGTGTTTCCTTTCGTTGGGTTTGTGGTGGGTCACTCGTTGTATTTGCTCTTCGCCTCGGCCAGCAGTGCGGCGTAGGCAACAGCGTCTTCTGCGCTGTCCAGGTGAAAGCCGGCGCGCTGGTGCAGTCGCACCAGTTTTAGCACCAGCATCAGCAACCACCCATCGGCCTCGCTCAGCGAGTGCCCGGTGATGTAGTTGAAGGCATCGACCGTGGCGGCCATCGAGCGCTCGCCCTCGGGTCGGTCGTAGGTCTTGGCGCGGTCGAGCATGTGCTGGGCCGCTGCGTTCAGGAATTCGTGTGCGGGTTTCATTTCACAGGATCCAAACGATGGCGATCAGGCCCGCCATGACGGCCGCGTAAATCAGCACACACGCCAACATGCGCATTGCCTGGCGCGTTTCCTCAACGGCCTCGCGCTCCATCTCACACAAGCAGGCCTCGCCACCGAGGCAGCTGCCGTAGCGGCACTTGTTGTTCATCGCGACAACCAGAAGAAGAAGAAGGTGGCGCCGGCCAGACCCAGCCCGACTGCAGTCAGGACATCCATCGCAGCCTGGCGGCGGCGCTCGATGCGCTCGCGCATGGGGGAGTAGGTGTAGTCGTGCATGGTGGTGGGTCAGAAAGGCGCTTCGGGAGCGTTGGGTGGTGGGCCTGGCTTAGGTTTGCGGGGTGGCTTGTAGCGCTGGCCCTTGTAGGTTGGGAAGGGCCAGACCGGGGGATGGGGATCAGTAGCCAAAGAGATAGGCGGGGAGCGTTCCTTTGCGGAGCGCGGCCTTGCGAGTCATCGGGTTCCACTCAGCGATTCGCTCCCACTTCGCGGCTACCTCGTTCGCCACGTCTACTGCCAACAGGGCGTCTTGCGTGAGCTTGTCGCCGCCGCCAAAGGTGTTGGCGTACACGGCGTAACGGGCGGTTGCCAACTTGGCCGCATGGCGCGCCGCTGCAGCTTTGTTCAGGCATTCGGTCTTGGTCATCTCGTTGCTCCTGTTTGCAGTTGGTATGGATGAATTCTCACTCAATGATGAGAAAAGCACAACAGTTGAGAGAAGACAATTTGCTAGGTACTTTCCCTAGCTTACGAGATCAAAGGCTCAGGGCTTGATCCAGAGCACCGGCGCGCACCACGCCACCAGCGAGTCGGTACGCAGATCGCGCGCCGGCCAGGTGATGAGGTTGTACGTGCCGCTGCGGTAACCGCGTCGCACCACCGCAATGGTGCTGGTGCCTTCGTTCATCGCCACCAGGCACAGCCGATCCATCTGCTGATCGGCCGTGTTCTGAGCGGGCGAGACAAACACCAGCCACCCATCTTGAGGCGCGCCAGGGCACCGACACTGGACAGCATAGGTCCCCTTGGGACAGTCAGCTGGCCCAGCGACGCTGTCGTGCGTCTTTTCTGGGAACAGTGTCACGACCCCACTGCCGTTGATGTAGCAGGTGATGGGCACGCGCTGGACATCGTCCTGCACGGCCACACCAGCTCGGCGCAGCACTTCGGTCACCTTTACACCCAGCACGTCCGCTATCTTCTTGGCCTCCGTCGGAGTCATCCGACGTTTGCCGCGAAACATGAGCGAGATAGCTGCATGGTCGAGGTTGAGTAGCTTCGCCAACGCACGCTGGGACAGCTTCTTATCGGCCAACTGGCCTTTGAACCAGGTTGTTTCCATCGTTTTGCATCGTTGGTTGAGCCTGTGAGCCTGACATACTCTCACCGTTGCGTCAATCGCACCATGTACTGTTCAACCTCTTCACCACATCTCAAATGGCCATCCCCACCATCCACTTTTGCGAGCCGGCATACGGCGTAATCGAAACACTGGGAGGTAAGACCACCGTCAGCGCCACCCTGGGCATGACCCCGTCGGCCCTGTCGCGCTGGTGCCAGCCCAGGCCGCGCGGCACCGGCGGGCGCATTCCCCAGAAGCACTGGCCCGACCTGCTGGCGCTGGGCAAAAAGGTGGGCGTCAAGCTCAAGGTGGAGGATCTCGCTGGCATGCGTCGTTGATCATGGTCGAGGTGCCCACCATGACCAACAGCGACTTCCTGGCCGAAGTCCACGGCGAGCTCGCCCCCGACCAGTACGGGTGGGTCTGCAGCTTTCGCGCCTCACCCGACAACCCGCCCGAGGGTGTCTGGGCCGGGCGCGCCTACCGTGGCACCGAGCAACAGGCCAAGCTCATCGACGGCGCCAGCGCCGACAACACCTACTTCAGCACCGCCATCCTCACCGGCTTCCCGTGGGCCCGGCAGAAGGCTACGTTCCACGCCCTGGCCGCCCTGGTCGTCGACGACATCGACCCGGCCGACGTGATGCAGTACTCCTGGGCGCTGCAGACCAGCCCCGGCAAGTACCAGGTCGGCATCCTGCTGGACTGGCGCGACGACCCCGACTGCAGCAACCAGGAGCTGGTCGACCGCATCATGGTCGCCCTGGCCAGCCGGGGGCGTAGCAACGATAGAAGCGGAAACGCATGCGTGCGTTACGTGCGCCTGCCTGGCGGCACCAACACCAAGCCGCGCGCTGCCGGGCCCTGGAAGGTGCAGCTGGCAGAGTGGCACCCCAACGTGCGCTGGACCCTGGCTGATGCCTGCGCGGCCGTGGGCATTGACCTGGACGCCCTGCGCGTGGCCAGTGCCGTGGCCGCGACTGCGCCGACCACCTCGAGCACGGGCTCGCACGCCGGGGAGATGCTGGCCATGCTCACGGCCCCGGTCAGCGAGCGCAGCTACCACGACAGCCTGGCGCGGCTGGCCGCCAGCCTGGTCAGCGGGGGCATGTACGCCGGCGCGGCCGTGGAGCTGCTCTACAGCTTGATGGATCAGGTGCGCCCCACGGGTCCGGCCGAGGAGGTCAGGCGCTGGGAGATGCGGCGCGCTGAGATCCCGCGCGCGGTGAAGTCAGCCGAGAAGTTCGCGCCTGAGAACCGGCAGCCGCGGTCGGTGACGGTCAACTTGGCCGTGGGTGATGACGTCCAGAAGATGGACACCCCCGCGCAGCCTGGCGCCCTCACGCCGCTGGACTGGGACAGCCTGGGCGACCGCGAGCCCGAGCCGGCGCACTTCCACGTGCCCGGCTGGCTGCCGGCCCGCACCACCACGATCCTGAGCGCCAACGGCGGCGTGGGCAAGTCCAACCTGTCCCTGCAGCTGGCCGTCGGCCTGGCCACCGGCCACGCCTGGCTGGGCATGGAGCTGCAGCCCTGCCGGGTCTTGGTCATCAGCGCCGAGGACGACACCAGAACCGTGCACTTCCGCGTGGCCAACATCTGCAGGGATCTCAAGGTTGGCATGCTGGAGCTCAAGGATCGCCTGGCCGTCTACGACATGACCGACCAGGACTGCGTGCTCTGGCGCGCGGGCGGCGCGACCGACAAGATGCAGTGGCTGGCCGACGCGGCCGTGCGCCACCGCGCCCAGGTCGTCATCATCGACAACGCATCAGACGTGTTCGCGGCCAACGAGAACGACCGCGCCGAGGTGCGCGGGTTCATGCGGTGCCTCAATGCCATCGCCCACGGCACGGGTGCAGCTGTCCTGCTGCTGGCGCACGTCGACAAGGCCTCAGTGCGCATGGGCGCCGGCCAGGACACCAACACCACCTTCAGCGGGTCCACGGCCTGGAACAACTCAGCGCGCAGCCGCTGGGCCATGACCCGCGACGGCGAGCGCGTCATCAGCCTGCGCCATGAGAAGTGCAACCTGGGCCCGCTGCAGGATGAAGTGCGCCTGGAGTTCGACATCGAGGCCAAGGTGTTCCGGCGCTTTGGCACCACGCCAGGCGCTTCTGCTGCGGCCGCGCTGGTGCGGAATACCAATCGCGCTGCGATTCTTCGACTGCTGGTCAGCGCCGAGCGCGCCGGGCAGCGGCTGAGCATGAACGCATCGGCCAACAACAACGCCTACCGCGTGCTCAAGAGTGAGGCCGAGTTCCCCCGCGTCGAGCGCAGCGAGTTCTTCAGCCTGCTGTTCCAGATGCAGCGCGACGGGCTACTGGAGGAGGTTGAGTACAAGCACGACCGCAAGAACTTCAAGCGGCTGCAGCTCACCGACGTGGGCAAGCTGCGCGCAGCGCAGGGCTCAGGGGCGCCTGCCATGTGGCGTGGCAGCGGCTCGGAAGGGGATGAGTGATGGGTGCGCCTGCCGTGCGCCTGCTATGCGATCGCCATGCGAGCGCACTGCAAGCGCAGGAGGGGGAAAGTGAAGCCCCCGCCGCCCCCAGGCGGGGGGCTTTCCCCTGCGCGAAGGGGCGTTTGGGGGTGCGCCTGCGTCTGCCCTGTATAGGGGTGTGGGGGGCAGGCGCACGCGGTTTGGGTTCGCTGTTGGGGTAGCATCACCGGCATGCAGGAAACGCAACATTGCGAATCTCCCAAAGATCGAGAGCAGAAGGAGAGGCCTCGATCGCCCCTGAGCGGGGCGCCGCTGCCGCTCGGCCGGCAGAAGGGCACGCCCAACAAGGTGACGCGCACGATCCGCGAGGCCGTCGAGATGGCCGCGCGCGACTGCCACCCGAAGGGCCTGGCCGGCTGGCTGATCGAGCGCGCGCAGGGCGGCGTGCAGGACCGCCAGATCTTCGCCGGCCTGGTCGCCAAGGCGCTACCGCTGCAGGTGGCGCACAACGTCAACGGCGGCATCACCATCAGCATGCCCTGGTTGGCGCAGCGCGGCGTCGCATCGGTGGCACAAATTCATGGGCAGAACGCGCAAGTGCTTGATGTAACTGACGTTCCAGCCCTTGAGCAGCGGATTATTGATGCGAGTGGCCAGG